GTTAAATTTTGTAGTAGTAAATGCGTCAGTTACACTTGTAATTACACCATCGTCTTTTGGACGCCACGAACCACTTATAAAATTGTTGGTGTTGTTGTCTTTACGATTTACTACACTAAGAGTACCGTGTTGTTTATGTAGTAAAGATACAGGTGTTTGTGATTTATCTGTAATTGCTTCATCATCAACTAAAACATTAGAATTATTCGTGTACGAAGTATCAGGAAAGTTAAATCTAAACCAAGCCATAGGATGTTTAGACCCAGCTCCACCTGCACCTGAATCATCTATAGTAGATGAATTTACAAATGATGATGATACGGTATTATAATAATTACCAACATTAGGGTCTCTTCTTTGACTCGGAATCATAGCAACTCGAGCAGTCGGCGCTTGTCCTAATTTTAAATCACCACTTGAAGATAAATGAAAATTGCTTGCACTTATTTCTAACTTTGCTTCTGAGCCACTAACAAATGAGCTATTTATATCTCCGAGTATAAATGAAGGTGTTTCTAATTTAATATTAGAACCTGATAAGAAAGCAACTTCACTCATTATACCAAATCCTGTAAATCCTGATGGTACGTTTCGTGAGCCTGCTACACCACTTAAATCTCCAACTCTTGTTTTTAATTCTACATCATAAATATTACTACCTGTTCTTTCAACAATGTCCATATATGGAGTTGCTTCATTATTAGGATTAGCATTTAATCTTATATAACCTGTTCCTACTTTACCTGTAGATACTACTACTTGGCCTGGCTCATATTGTTGAGCTCCGCCAACACCATCACCGACTGAAGCACTTAAACTACTTGATGTTGAAGTTAAAGCTCTTTGTACATATATTCTTCCATGTAACTCATCTTTTGATAAATCACCATCTAAAGATGCACTATTAATTTTTACATATTCTGTATTAAATCCTGTATTAGTAACTTTTTTTATTTGTAAAATTTCACCATTAGCAAATCCTGAAGCATTTACAACACTCATCGTAGTTGCTGCAGTAGTAATTACTGAACCTGTTATAGCTGTTGAGTTTGCTATAAATAATTGACCACCAACTGCATTTACTGATTCTTTCTCAAATGTTGTTGTTGAAAGTGTTCCGCGTATCTTAGCATTTTCAAATTCTGCGAATCCATTATCTTGTGAAGATATTAACCAACCCTTTACATCAGATTGATAATCTGCGCTTTTTATATCACCTGCTTTGTCTAAAATTAAATTTCCGCCTGTTAAAGTTTCATTTCCTATAGTCCACCCACCAACTTTTCCACCATCAAATAATACATCAGAACCTGTTATATCACCACCGGCTTTTACATTGAATTTAGATGATGATATAAAAAAACTTCGTGCACTTTCAACAGACGAACTAATAAAAAATGAATTACCGGCTGTGAAAGCATCATCTGATAAAGTAAACGAAGCTATCTTACCGCCTGTAAATAAAACGGTCGAGCCTGTTATTTGACCTGATGCAGACATTACAAGACTCTTATCAGCACTATGTATCGCTACAGGATTAACTACGAATCCTGCTATAGACGCAGATTTAAAACTTGCAAATCCTTGCGCGTCAATACTTGAAGAAGCGTTAGAAGTAGTAGAAGTTGAACCACCTATAGTTGCTGGTGTTCTTAATGAGTCTACAGCAATGTCACCTTGAACCGTAAGTGTAGAACCAGCAAATTGTAAAAAATTACCGCCGGCTTTGTCACCTAATAACATTTCACTTGCAGTAACATTACCTTCAGGTGTAAGATGAAATTCTGATGATGATATTTCTATGTTTCCTTCAGCACCACTTATAAACTGAATTGATTCTCTTCCTACAAAAAATGAATCAGCTCTAACATCAAATACAGATGGGTTTGTTCTAAATTTTAATGAACCGCTTTGACCAACTAACTCTAAACCGACACCTAAATAATCATCACCACTATCAGGTAATACAGAACCACTATAAATCATAAATCCAAACTTACCGCCTAAACTCTGATTAGATGCACTTGTAAATCCTGTGTAACCAACAGACCTCATAAATCCTGAACCTGCGGCACCAGGCCCTCCTGTTTCAGGTAATTTAGATGATACCCCACCTAAGTGCATACCACTCGCTGTACTTTCGCCTCCTATAAATAAATTACTTTCAAGAACGTTATCTTCACCTGTGATAACCATGTTAGAACCTTTAAATTCAGAACCGGTTGCGGTGAATGTAAACGCATCTGCTTGATTATTATTTACATCATAAAACTCTGCAAGAAATTCATAAGTTTCAGGTCTAACTTCATTTGATGGCATCGGTGCAGTGAAAGTAAATAAGTCAGGAGAAAATCCTGTTTCAGTTGCTGGTCGTACACTTATATCAGCTATATAAAATTGACCAGCATTTACTTTAAATGTTAAAATACAATTTTCACTTTTAGAAGTTGACTCGAAGTCACCTGTCGTAATTCCAAAATCTTTCTTTTCTGAACCATCGTCAACTCTTAATACTCCTAACTTAGCACCAAAATTTTCATTTCCTTGTTGTGCGGGAATATTAGAACCACTGATGAATACTTCTAACTCTGCTTTAACTTTCTCTTCTGTGCCACCTGTTTCTAAATTAACAATCTTAGGTGCTGTCGTACCATATATCTCAGCTGAAAAATCATAGTTTACATCTTTTTCGAGAGTAAACGAATAAGTCTTATTTAAATTAAATCTTACATATTCATCTGCTTGTTTATTAGACCCTGAAATATGAATTGAATCCATTTGTGTATCAATATTATACTTAGCAGATGCCGTAGCTGCATTACCTGTCAATCCTGATAAACTTTGACTAACTTCCCAATAATTAACAGCGTCTGATTGGCTTACAAAATAACCTGTTCTCTCAAGTCCTGTTCCTTCTGTTGTATTTAGTAGTAACTCACTTGATTCTAAAGGCAAGTCTGCGAATAACTCATAATCTGAAATACTTTCTTCTGATTTACGATATATCTTTGTTCTAAAAACATCACCTGAAAAAGTTCTTATATTAGAAACTCGAACATCAGCATAACTTCTAAAATTTGTTATAGATATAGAACGTGTTACTTCAGGGTCAAATTCTATGCTAAATGGAGAAGATTCTATCGGCACATCTACACTCTGTGCTAATTGTCTATCGTAAATTCTGAAAGGTTTATCAGGTATTACCGTTGAACTATTTTTTACTTTTAAAACTTCAAATGAGCCTGTAGTAGGTATAGTGTATCGAGAACTTGGATATTGAGTTGAATTAATAGAAGGAGTATTTAACTCTATTTTAGCACCAACGTGTTTAGACTCGAAATTAAAAGATGGAGAACTGAAAGAATAGTTATCTACTTCAGGCGAAGCTCTTCGTGTAATTCTTTTTCTCTTACTAAGACCGCCTTTACCTGCAAATTTTTTAAATTTTCTCTTTCGCCTAAACGTATTTAAAGTAGCACCAAAATTATCTAACGCAGAAACTGCTCCTTGTGTATCATTTATTACTTGGCCTGATAACGAACCTGAAACAACAATCGAACCTGATGCGGCTATGTTAGATACGAAAGGTTTGAATATTTCAAATACTTTAACTCTTGGCTCTTGATAAAATAAAATTTTCTCTGTATTAGTAGCTGTAGGTACAACTTGTAACTTTATTGATTGTAAAAAATTATATTGGTCTGATATATCAGATGTTGTGCCTCTTCGTCTTTTACCATTCCTTCTTTTAAATCTTGAATCATTTTCAGGTGGTGGTTTGAAATTAGGATTAATCGTAAATCCGGCACCAGCACCAAATCTCATTATATCTTCAAAAGAAGGCATCCCTATCTTTTGTTTATTAAATTTTCTTGTCTTTCTTTTCTTTTTTCTTCGTTTACCTTTTAAACTCAATGGTTGAGGATTGGGATAATTAGTTACATCTGTTCCTGTTTCATCTTCCCATTCTTCAGGGTCTACTTGTGCTAAAATATATAATGTAGCAGGACCTGGAGGTGTATCATCGTAAACTTCCATAGAAACTCTACGAGCATTTCCTTCAAGATAATTAGCGACAGGTTCGGTATAAATAACACCACCTTCACTATCGATGATTTCTACTTTTACTTCTACTTTATTTCTTAATAATTCAGTACCTGCTATAAGAAACGATGATTTTCCTTGTGGTAAAGGATTGGGTATTTCTGATATTGTGAATAAAGGTGAATTTGGACCATCGTGTGTAAACGGAATCGAGCCTGATATTCGATTTGTTACAATGCCTGATGCGGCGAGGTCTTGTAATTTATTTTGTCTTCTTTTTATTGCCATAATATTTTAACGTTTTCCTCCCGAAGGGTACTCTTCGTTTTATATAAATATAAGGCTATGAAGAAACCGAACTAAATCCGTCTACTTTTTTAATATCAAGTAATGTATCTACAGCATCTCTCATAGTATCTATATGTGAGATAATCATAGTAAATTTAAATTGTGACTTCAAGAATTGAAATAAATTATATACTGAGTTTAAGTTCTCACTATCCATTGTTCCCCACCCCTCGTCAATAGCGAGAAAGTTTGAAGCAGGTAAACTACTTACATTAATTAAACCTACACGAATAGCAAGTGATGATATAAATCGTTCCATACCTGATGATAATTCTAATGGCCAAATATTATCTTCATCATATACAATGTGACAATTAATATTTTTACCATCCATTTCAAATAGTATTTGAAAATCAACAATTTGAGCGAGTATATCATTTACCGCACCTTCAACAACAGGCAATGCTTTAGTTATTAATTCGTAAGGTACGCCATCTCGTTGAACTGCTTCAATGAAGTATTTATATGCGGCATATCGTGATTCTAATTTTTGTATCTTCTTAACATTCTCATCGATTGTTTCTTTCTTAGAATCTAAACGCGCTAAAGCACTTGTCATATCAGATTTTCCTGATAAAAGTATTTTTATACTTTTTCTCCAATTATCTAAATCACGTTCTGCATCTTCAATCTTTATGTGTAACTTTTCATTGAAAACCATATCACTTTCAAGTTTATAATACTTTTCAATTTTTTCATCTAATACTTCTTTAACTCCTGAAAGGGATGTTATTCTTTCTGATAAAATAGAAACTTTATTTTCTAAGTCTTTTGAAGAATCTTTGAACTGATTAAGTTCAATAACTATTTTATCTAAAGAATCTTTTTTGTCTTCATATCGTGTAAGTTCATCAATTTGTTTTGATACATCATCAAATTTTTTGACTAACTCATCACTAATTTGTTTATCAGTTTGTAATCCGTCTTGAGTCTTAATAGCATCTCGTACAAAAACATTATCCATACAATAATCACATTCAGGGTCATATTGTAAATCACCTAACTTTTTTATTTTGTCAAGTTTATTTTGTACATCTATTTTTAATTTATCTATCTCAACTTTTATTTCGTGTTTTTCAGATTTCAAGTTAGATAATTTATTAAATTGATTTTCTACTTCATCAGGGCTCATATTTTCTAAATCAGATTCAAGATTATCAATAGTATTATCAACCCACTCTATCTTATCGTTTGCTGTAGTGTGTTCTTCGTCTACTTTATCTAATTCATCTGATACTTCTTGGTATTCTACTTCTAATTGTTTTATATCTAAAGTTTCATCAATGTTTTTTAATTGTTTAGTAAAAGATAGTAACTCTTGTTCTTTGTCTGTTAAATCTTTTTCTAAATCTTCAATACCTTGATTAACTTCAATTAAATCTTTATTGTAACGTTTTGTTTCTTTGTCAATCTCACTTAACTCAACATCATAATCTGATTTCTCAAACTCTTTTAATATTGCTTGTATTTCATTTACTTCTTGATTTGCTAAAATATATAATTCATCAAAAACACCGAGACCCATAAATTGTGCCATTAACTCTTTTCTTTCTTTTTGAGTTTTATCAATAAAAACGGTGTTGTTGTTTTGTAGTGACATAGCAGTTAAAATAAAGTCTTCATAAGTGCCGATATATTTTCTTATATTAGCATCTGTAGTTCTTCTTTGTTCATCATTCAAACTTATTTTTTCACCACCATTGTCTAATGTCCAAAAGTCAACATCTACTTTTACGTGTTGTGTTCTTTTTATAAGTTTTGCTTTTCTTTCGATAAAAAATGATTTACCATCAATCTCTAATTCTGCTTTACAATGAAATGTTTCTTTCTTATTGTTTAAAACATTTTTAGCTCGAGGTGCTCTACTTGATTTGTCATATAAACAAAATGTTAAAGCATCTAATAAAGAAGATTTACCTGAAGCATTTAATGCGAACAATCCTACAATACCATTTAGTTTACTAAAGTCAACAGAATTATCCTCACCATAACTAAACATATTTGAAAATTCAAACTTTTTAAGTTTCCATCTAAGATTTCGTGTAACATCACTTGACTTTAAAAAGTCTTGAAGATATTCATTAATTTTACGAACACCAACAGAAGTATCATCATCAATCATAAAATTATTTTTTAGATACTCATCTATTAAAGAAAATCTATAATCTTCATCGTGTACATCACCTATATTAATAGCATCACTTCTAACTTTATCTTCATCTAATAATCTGTCAGTTCGTGTTACGGTCATTTCTTCAATGCCATATATGTCACGAATTTCTTTCATAGCTTTTTTAAGTTTAGTACTTGTCGTGTCTTTTACACGAAGTCTTAGTCTTGCTTTCTTAGGCATATCTGTCACATCGGGAACTACACCTTTATCAATATCTAAAGTATAATAACCATAATCATTCGGCACTTCAACATATGTAGATTTTCGAGTAGGTACATCCCATCTTAGATATCCGTGACCTAATTCTTCACCGTGATTTTGTTGAACTAAAGAACCACAATAAGCAATTGTTTTTTCTTTATTCATAAACTGCCTCTTATGAATATCGCCAAGTAACACAAGGTCGTATCCTTTCATTTGAGACATCTTAACATCTGATGGTAATTTAAATCCTAAATCAGTTTCAGATTTATCAACCGTTCCGTGAAACAATAATATTTTATTATCTCCGGGTACATCTTTTGCTTGTAAATATTTTGTAGAGTCTTCCCAAACATCCCATACAACAAAGTTAACATCAGCATAAGGATAAATGCCACTTTTCTTATAATAAAGTAAATTAGGATGTTTTAAATTGTCAACGATAGGAGTCAGTACATCTAAACGATTTAAATTATTTAAATTACAATCGTGATTACCTGCAATCAAAATAGTAGGACATATATCTGCGAGATTGACAAATAAATCTGATAACATTTTTACCAACTCAGGACTCATATCAGTTTTACTATGTGCTATATCACCGCCAATATAAACAACTGCATCATCTTTGTACTTTTCAATTTCTCTGTAAGTACGTTCAAATACTTCGTTAAATTCTTTATGTCTTTTTAGATTTCTGATTTGAATATCAGATATGTGATGTATGTATTTTAATTTATCCATATAACCTGTGTTTTATAAAGTCTGCAAATGTTGTTTGATTCGTAGAATGTATAACATCCCAAACTTTGTTAAATCCTAATTCATTAGGGTCTTTGTCTTGTAATTGTACAAAATACGCTTTTATGCCATCTTTCATTAATTTATCAACTAACTTAATACTATCTTTTCTTGCGTCTTCGTCTAATACGATGTATATTTCTTTTACGTTTTTTGTATAAATCTTTTTTAATAATTCTGTAGGTATTGTCTTACCAAATAATGGTATTGCATTTCTTTTAATACTCAAAGCATCAAATGGGCCTTCACATAAAATTATCGGTTCATTCCAATTAACAAAAAATTCAAATCCTATTACATCTTTACTAACAGGAGGGTTTTTGTATTTGTAATTTGAACCTGTAAAAGAACGTGCTGTAAAATAATTTAAGATACCATCGTTATCATAACTTGGGATTATTATTCTCTCAGAATAAGGCCCGTCTGTACAATATCCAATTCCATATCTCGCAATCTCTGTAGCATCAACTCCTCTATCTTTTAAAAACTTTACAGCTTGTTTATAATATATTGTACTGCCTGGGTCGGTCATAAAATTTTTAAATTCTTTAGGTAAGTATAAAGTTTGTTGTTCTTCAACTTTGTTTCTTTTATACTTAGGTTTATATTCACGTACTTCATCTATTAATGCTTTAGGAGCTCTGATAAGTTTTAATAGTGTATAAAGTGAACGACCTTTTTTATCACATACCCAACAATGCCACTTTTGTGACAACAAACTAATTTGTAACTTAGGCTTATGGTGGTGGCAAAAAGGACAATGATAAATTACTTCTTGTCCTTGTTTAGCTTTCTTATAACGACTCCCTAAAGCACGAGTCAATACACTTATAACATCAATCATATATTAGAGTATGTCTAAAAAATCCTCAAGTGATAACGTAACGTATGTCTTTGAACGATTACGTTTAAATATTAATAATGGTTTATAGTCACCGCAATTTTCTTCGGCTTGTTCTAACGATGACCAAATGTTTAATTTTTCTTGATTTTTACATTCAACAGAAAACGGAAACTTCTGTCTTGCTCCATGAGCCATTTTTATATCTTCTCCTGATTCTCCCATAATTGCAGTCTTTATATCATCAGGATGGATGTCAAATTTTTCTATTAAAAGTTCTCGGACTTTGTTTTGTAAACGACGGCCTTTAGCCTTTCGTGCGGATGTTGAAATCATAAACTTTAGTTTAGTTAAGTTAATAGTTTTAAACTATTATAGTTTCTTTAAGTTATTAGTTATTAAGTTATAATAGTTATTTGTTAAGTAAAATTTATTAATTGTAAATTGTAATATGTTAGTATATGTCCATAAAGATATTATAAGGTTTAAATGAAACCTTTTTTTGAGACAATGTATATAACGTTATTACAATAATAAGTAGTGGTTAAAATTCTAAAAATTCAATTTATTTTTAATCTTTTTAAATTGACTTATAGCCCATTTCTCAGCACGTTCTTCCCATTTATTATCATCGTGAGGGTCTAATCCTTTGTACTGAGCCATTGTACCTGCCTGAGCATATTTCTTTATAAATTTTCTTACTCCGAGTTGTTTAGCATCAAGAGCGTGTTTAATTTCGTGTAAAACGGTTATGATAAATTCTTTCATATTAGGATAAGAAGTTCTGATTTTTATAGTATCAGTTTCAGGTATATAATCACCAAAGTCTTTGCCTTTACTGAATCTAACTTTAGATTTGAGTCCGTATGCTTTAACTATTTCAGTAGCTATATGAAGATAGTCTACTCTTTCTTGTAAAACATTTTCTTTTACATATTTTTCCCAAGATGTATCTTCAGAATCAAGTTGTGCTTCTACATCATCTATATATGCTTTTTTTATTACAGAAAACTCTTCTTTTTCACCTTTACCATAAATGTAATCAGCTTTAGGAAAAACCATTTGTTTATAATCACCTCTGTTAAACCATAATTCAGGTTTACCTTTTAAAGTACCTAAAGTTCGTACATTATCTCCAGCTAAAAATCCTGTATCAGGTTCACCGTCATCAGCACCATATGTTTTTGTAGCTGATTCTACAGAATACTTTTTTGTACTTGATTTAAAATTCTTTTTTCTCATAACCGTTTTTGATATCATATCTATTTCTTGATTTCTTTTGTCATATCTTAATACTACAGGTACATTAATATCTGATTGCATATCTTTAAATAAAACATTTACACCATCAGGTAAAGAAGCTATATGTTTACCAAACTTTCTATACACAAGTCTAAATATCTTTATTACTTCAGCAGATGATATAGGTTTACCATTTCTTGTATCATTTACTCTGTCGTGAAAATGTCTTGTAAACTCTACATCAATACCTACTTTAGCCCAAATCTTGTCAAGATGTTTTTCAACTTGACTAAGTTGACTTGGAGAGATATATTCATTTATTATATGTGTTAATTTAATCATAATTTATCATAAAGTCAAGCATTTTAATCATCTAAAATACCTTCTCTCGCATTATACCATTTACGAAATTGTGCTGGTGTTCCTATCGAAACTTTACTCTCAGGTACAAACTTAAATAAGTCTTTTTTGTATGAGTCTTGTTTATAATCATCATATCCTGAATCTTTTTGAAAATAATAATCATCCCAAACTCGTTTCAAAACAAATACATCTATAACTTTTATTCCATACACAAGAACTTCATTCCACCAAGCAGAACCTTTATCTGCAGGTGTTCTTAGATTTTTGATTAACTCTTTTTTGTGTTGTTTTAAATATTTAGTTGAAGCATCAATATGTTTTTTAATTAATTTATTTGCTTTTGCATTCATTTCTGTTTTTACTAATCCGTTTAATTCTTTCCAATTTAAATCTTTGTTCCCAGGTTTATTTTTAATTTTATCTTGTAACTCCCACTCTTCATCTCTCCACGTAGAAGTATCAGGTATACCTTGTTTTGTTAGATAGTTTTTAAAATGTAATCTATCTTGTGTGAGATAATGAACATCTACCCATCTCATACCTTTCTTATCAGGAACCGTGTCGAAATCCATATAATTTCTCGCTAACATAGTACCTTCTAAATAAAATATAACACCACCGCTTCCTGTTTGAACTCCACGACCTTTTGCAAGTTGTGAGCCTTTATTAGCACGTGTAAAAGTAGATATAGATTTTTTCTTACCTATCAATTCTCCAACATTCTTTATTGTACCAGGACCTGTAACGTGAAATGAATTTACTTGTTGTTTACCGACAAGTGATTCCATTTGTTTTGGGTATAATGGTAAGTATTGTTTCATCGTTACCCAATTAATTGCTTGTTTTGTATGTGCGGGATAAAACTTATCGTTTTCTAATAGTAAATCTTTTAATTTAATTATCTGCATTTTTCATTAACTCAACAATTTTTTGCTTTATAGATTCTTTTACAGACTTTAACTTTGCTAATTTCTTCTCAGCATCTTTTATATCTTGTTGAATAAATTTTATATACTTTTTATACTTTGGATGTTTTTTAGCTAAAACTTTTGCATTGGATAATTCTTTATTTAAATCTATGATATAAAGAGCCATATCATTTCTATCTTTTTGTACACCCTCAATAAATTTTACTAATTTCTTTTTATTCATAATATTCTCTTCTTTGTTTTTCACAATACGAAATGTAGTAACTTTTCTACCATTAATAGTAGGCATTCCGTGTTGGTCAGTTTCAATAGAATTTACTTTAGTCTTTTTATTCTTGAATCTTCCTGTAAGAATAGTATCACCAATCTCAACATCGATAGTAATTTTTTCGTTTAATATGTCTTTTAGTTTCATATCTATAATTATGAGTTAACATCAAATTTAACAACAAATCCAAGAGCTAACTCATCATCGTTCTTAATCGCTCTGCCTAATTTAGCAACAGCCAACAGCTGATTTTGGTCGTTATAAAGACCAATTTGGGTGATATACGGTGCGAACGTTGAGTGGGTGACAAATGTGTTTATCTTATCTGTTGCAGTATATTTTCTTTCACCATACGAACTTGCACTCTTGGTATTTAAACCGTGTGTAGGTGCATTTCCTGGCGGGAAGAACTTATATGCAGAACCACTTTCAGGTACGGTTATAGAACCACTTCGTTGAAAAGTAGTTGTTATATTTGTAGATTTATTAAATTTAAATTCAGGAACATCGAGAAAATATTCGTATTCTAAGTTTTTTACAGACGATTGAAAATCTAATTCCCAACCATTACTACCTGAATCAACACCTACATTTTTGTATAAACTTCCTGTATCTGTAATTGCAATTATTCCATCAGTATAAAATACGTTTCCTACAACTCCTCCTAATAACTGAGGTCCTCCTGAACCTGTAGCAGTTAGTTTAGTAGAGTCATATGATGAAGATTGATACGCGGCAAAAGAAGCAGAATAAGCATGGTCATATAAATTACCAAAACCATCATCTTTTAAAGTCACCGTTAAATGTGAAGGACTATTATCTGTTAGATTAATACTGAATGGCTTTATTTTCTCACCATAATATACAGAAGGTATAGATATTATATTTAATTGATTGTGTAAAGTAAGATTAGTATAAACATTAGAGCCACCAAAATTATTAAATGGTCCTATTGTTCTATCTGTAAAAGAATTATAATATCTGTTACGTGCCCAAAAGTATGATGGCTTTTTATAATAGTATTGAGTTGTACCCTCACTCGAAGTCGGTGCAAAAGAAACCGCATCACTTTCACTCACATAATTCCAAGTAGAAGATGATACTGCTTTATAACCATACACTCCTGAGCCTGAATCTACGTGTGTAAAAGAAAACGCTTTGTGGCTCTGAAAAGGAGTTACACTAACATCTTTTGGGTCTATTCTTCTGAACACCCTAAACCCTCCTTATTAAAAATCGAGTTTTACTTTTACGATAGCTTCTCTTGCAAATGATTTTAATAGAGGCTTACTTAACTTAGCAATTGCTAATAATTCGTTAGCATCGTTATATAGTCCAACTTGTGTTATGTAAGATTTAGGATTCTTAAAAAACGTAGGTTGTGTAAACGAACCGTCTGAAGCAGTAAAGTAAGTCGGGTTACTTGAAAAGTTAAATTTCTTATTACCAACTCTACAAAAATAATGTGTAGAACTTATTACTTCTTCTCTACGAGCTGTAAAGTAATTTGAAGAACTTATTGCATTAAAGAACTTCACGGTATTCCCGCCGTTAGAATTACTACCTGTTGAAAATCCAAGATGTGTTGTTGCTTGTCCTTTAAGATAATGTGGATTAAAAACTAACACACCTAAGTCAGGATAAAATAGTCCTACACTACCACTTGCTGTTTCAAGTGCGGCTGTCTTATGTATTGTCGCAGTACCACCTGAGATAGAACCACTAACAATATTAAAAACTCTTCCACCTTGATTCACCGTAGGGTCTGTAGTAGCACCTGAATCATCTATAAATTTTACCGTATTGTTTGAACCGGACATATGTAGTTCCCAATTACCTGGGTCCATCTTTTCACGTAATCTTGCTCTTTGTAAAGCTATAAAATATGCGTGATTAAGAACTTTACCATCTCCCATAACAAATTTATCTTCGCCTGGTCCTAATAATATGTTAGACATCTGACCATATATCGCCGCAGCTGCTCTATTTCCTGCTATACCTCTACCGCCTATAGAGCCACTACCATTGAAGTGACCATAAGCTACACTAAACTGAATTTCAGCTGTAGTATCAGTAGCCGGACTTGTTGAATATACATCTAAGTAATATGCACCTGTCGAGCCTGATTGTGTAGAAGATGAATAAAATGATTGGAGAGTGCCTGAACCACCTGTCCACATACCTGAAGATATAACATCTCTAATTCCTGATAGTACATCAGGATTATCAGGGTTATCTGCTTCAGTTTGAAATCTTTCGTAAATTGCCATTAGTCATTCCTCCTATGGTCTATGGTAGAAAACCTGATGGTGGATTAGCTGCTGAAGCTACACCAAAAGTTCTATTACGATTAACGGTTAAGTTGATTGTAGTAGTCGCTGCGGTTTCATTACCAACAATAGTTAATTGTGTGGTCTGTGTTCTTGTTAATCTTTTAGGTCTAATCTCTACACTCTTACCAACTACAGAAATGCTGTTTGGTAAATCATCTTCATCTAAGAAGAAAGGTACCGTTGTACCGCCTGCAGAGACTTGTGCACCTGCTCTAACTCTAAGTCTTGCTACTGATTGATTATGAAGAATAAAAGTATATCCTAAAGTATCATCAGACCCGTTTTGTGTACTTGGATTGATTATACTTACGGAATTCAATCTTCTCAAAGTAACTGCACTTTGTGCTACTTCAAGTATAGGCATCGCTTGAGTTGATTTAGGTAGAGTTACTAACTTATATCGCATTACGTGATTTTCATCAGGAAACGCTTCGAGTAACGGCATATTTTCAATTACCGTCCCATAGTAATCACTACCATTAGGATGTGTTACATCCCATAAGCGATAATCTACTTCGTCATCTGCTAAAGCAAATTTTGTTATGTTGAACTGATTCTCACCCTTAGCAAGAAGTTCTCTACCCTTTTTAGTGAGTACAGCATCAACGGTTATATTTGTATTATTTAAAAATCCCATCTTAAAGCTCCTAAGATAATATGAAATTATAGACTATTCTTCTATATTAAATATTGGTTTATTAAGTTTTTATTCATTATTCGATGTCAAGTTTCGAATCTCCTGGCTCTTTTGTTATGATTCTTGTCGGTGAAGTTAATTTTACTATTACAGGTTCGAGCTTATCTGTTGTAGTAAGTTTAGTATTTTTTACTCCTTCAAAAAATAATCTTCTCATAGCAGTAGATGAGTCCGCAGGAACATTTACTTCTGCTGGTTCATAAGAAAAACTTGATGGCATATGCATCGATGCACTTAACCAACCAAATTTTCCACTACCACTATAAAATAAATTAATTTTACTTCGTTTTGGATTTAAACGAGAACTTGAGTAAAATGCTTGTAAAGGTTGTTGGTCTTTAAATGCGTCTCCAAAAGTAACAGACGCGCTTACATAGTCTCCTGGAGTACCTTGTACTTCGTATATAGAATGTTCAAAGTTTTCTAATCTACTCTGTGATAGTACTCCTTGATAATATGTTGATTCGCCTCGAATCACTAAAGCACTTGAACTCGGGTCATTCGTATAAAATTGTATTGCTTGATTTATGTCATCAAAACTTGTATCAGTAGACGGTGCGTATGGTTGACCAAACATTTTGTAGTCAGCAGATTCACTATACTCGTTATCCATCTTAATAGTTTTACTATAAAATCTTTCAGTAAATGTTGGTCGTTTTCCTAAAACTTCTTTACTACGTTCAAGTAAATTAGGTTCTATTAAAATACCGAATCTTGCATTAGCACGTGCTGGAAGTAATTTCTTTAATTGTGGAAATATACTTTGGTCGTATGTTTTTAGTAATTTTAGATACTGCCAAAAGTTAAAAGGTGCATTATATTTTTGCCAATATTTATCTTGTGCTAATGATAAACCACGATATGTTTCTTTATTAGAATCACGAGCGTCACCAAGATAGTTATCAAAATTTATATTAGCTAATGATTCAATTATATCTTGATTTATTGCATCTGATGGTGAAAAATATATGCCAACTCTATTACTATCATTCGGTGCGAAATCATATCTACCTCGACCAATCGGAACTTCAGATTGTAATTCAATATATCTACCATCACTACCACTTACAAATTTAAACTCAGGTCTGATTTCATCATTTTCTACACGCATCTTGTTAGAAGACACTTTTGATGGACCTAAATTAGGTATTAAACTTTTTGTTCTATCTACTACATCGTGAAAAGAATTTCTTGTAAATCCGTTAGCTGTAGCGTTTACTAAATCAGTTGTTTTAGCAGAGACATCTGCTATACTCGTGTCGGAACTTAAATCTTTATTATCATCAAAAGAATATCTTGTTGCGATAGATTCATATGAAGACGAAATACTATTACCATCATATGCTTTTGGATTGCTAACGTGATTATCAAACGAGCCTGTATTTAATACTTCTGTCCAAACACGATATTCCATTAATGAACCTGAAAATCTTTGTACGGTTCGACCTCCAAAATTTAATGAACCTGTTGCAGCACCACTAAATGTTCCATCACCACCTATAGAAGCTGTAGCATTAGCATCCCAAGACGCATTATAAGATTGTGATGCGGCATTCGCACCATTAACATTTAAAGTAGTAGATGATACATATTGAAATCTGTCGATACCCGCATCATATTTCTTTACAACTAAATTATAGTTTACGTTACTTGTCAAAGATGCACTTGCAGGACTTCTACGAATCATAGCACTATAAAATTCATTATCGTAAATAGGCATATCAGAAGACGAAACAACTTTGTATTTGTTAGCGCCTGAACCTGATATAAAAAATAATAGACTACCGATATTATCAGCACCACCATTATCTTTCATTATTACACCCATTTGATTGTTACCTTTTTCCCAAATAAATTGGTCTTGACTAAATGGTGCTTTAAATCTAAACTCAAACGTATCAGGTGATTGTGATTTATTCTCAGCATTTATTCTGTTCTCTGAAACAAACGATACTTTTTGACTACCATCAAACCCAAGAGCTTTAGTGAATTTTCTATCAACAGCATAATTAATAGAACTTGGAGTATCAGGTCCGCCATATTCACGAACTCTTAAAATTGAACTCGGTATACCATAACAATTAATTAAACCTTTTAATGCTCTTACGGTACCTTTTGTTTTTAAAAAGTACGGCATATTAGAAATCAATCTTGACCATATCTCTCGTGAAATATCTTGTTCAGTTCTTTCTATTTCTTCAAATGTTCCTACAGAACCACTTGCTCGTTGACCTAAAATATAATTAGGTAAATCGATTAAATCTTTACCATCGTGTAAACTCCATCCAAGACTTTTAGCTACAGAATAGTATAATTGTTTTGAAAGACCTTCAGTTACACTTTCTCTTCTATCATTAATCTTACCCATATGTTTTGTAAACAACCAAATCTTATCAAAGAAGTGACCGGTCATTTTCATAAAATCTAAGTATGCTTGATTATCTTGTGTATTTAAAAACTCAGGTGTATTGTTTATTAAATAATTTCCGTTTTTAGTATCATATAAAGAAGAACTTGTTATTTGTCTATCATACCAATTTACTGCTACTGATTCTGAAATAGAATATAACACATAAGGATTATTTCCACTGCCATTACCACTTTTCTTTGGCCACGAATTATCATAAAATTGACCCATTGAAGATGTAGCGTTTGAACTTGATTGAAAGTACATATAAGATTCGAAACCATCAAAACTATTTTTAACATCACGTATTCTATTATGCCAAACATCACTTTCTTTTCTGTTTGTATCATAAGATGCTTGAGTCAATGAAGCAGCACTCGCAGATTCAACATTATAAGTTTCTATTAAATTTAATTTATGTTTAAAGTTACTGATTCTTTTTTCCGCAGAAGAAAAATGTACAAATTCTTCAAATCCTTTAGAATATTCTACGTTTAGTTCAGCGTTATCTAAAGAGCCTGATAAAACTTTATCTTGTAACGCTTCTTTAATAAAATCATTTGAAGTCAGTATATCATCTTCTTTTTTGAAAGTAGTAGGTCTTGCTCTAACAGGACCATCTGTATCTTCAAGTTTAGGACTTAATAAAACCGTACCATTTATTGGTTGTGGAACATAATCAATTAAGTCTATAGAATCTTCATATGGCTCTAACATTTCTTTTACAATTTTCACACCATCAAATTCAGATACATCACTTTGTAATGGTTCATATAATTTATAAACTATACCATGTGGATAATCTACTTCACTTATAGTGTCTATTTTAAAATTTGTTGTAAGATATTTTTGTCCTCGTACTTCTAAATATGTTCTTAATTCTTCATCATCATTTACACGATAACGTATTTCAAAATTGTTAAAAGCTTTTGTTACATCTCCTGGAAGTCCTTGTCTTGTTACTGAAGTTCTTCCTGTATTAGAAGGCGTTTGTAATGCACCAACTTGTTGCCCTACTTCATCAAAACTCTTATCAAGTTTTACAATATCAGTTCCTTCTACATTTACTATATTACCAATATAATCAGCATATAAATTTTGTTGTGAAGTTTGTCCTGGTTTTTCAAATCTTAAATCAAAATCATCAACCCATACGATACCTTGAGAAGAATTTCCTAATACACCGCCTACACGATGACCTTCAACTACAAGTTCCATAGGCTCGTTTAATAAAATATTATTCGGTATTAATGCTTTACCTTCAGCAGATTTCCAAACATTAGAAGTCTCATTTAGTACAGAGTTTTCATCATCAGTTCCTACTAAATCTGCGTATCCATAAGTTACAGAAGCAGGTGAATCTCCTTGAAATTCCCAAGTAGCATCAGGACCATTCCATTTCCATTTACCTGAAGGCGAAAGTGTGCCGTCTCGTAACGGGTCATTACTAACTGAAAAGTCACAATTACCACCATCGATATTAGGAGCTCCAAAACTTCTTAACATACTGATAGTCGGCTGTTGTAATGTATTTTGAAGAGACTCTTTAGTTCTTATGTTATGAGGTCTACCTTGGATTATATTTCGATTTTGGTTTGATGTTCCTACTTCAACGAATGATGTAGAATAGACAGGCCAAGGTATTACAGCACCTATCTCTGAATTTTCTATGTTATCTTTTGCTGTTTGTATAGGATTTTCGCCTACATCTTCTTGAGGAGAATCAGCTGAATCACCTTCACTAATTTGTCCATAGTTATTTGCATATGGATTAGCACATCCATATTTTACATATAAATCTTTAACACCTACTCCTGGATACGCATCAGATATAGGCTTAGGGTATCCTGGTAAAAACGATGTTATAGAACTACCCACAGAATTTTCTGTAGCAAACACTTGGTCTCCTGAAATACCTATTACTTTATCTGCGCTTTCATCACCAAATATTGCATCGTAAGAACCTAAGTTACCCATCCAAACAGGAAAATAATCTTCATCAGTTCTGTATTGGTCTAATATACCTGAACCACCTTCTGCTTTTGCTCTTTCGGGTGGACCTGTAGTACTCAATAGCCAATGTCTTGGCCCAGCACCACTTTCTCCATTATCTTCCATTACAGAATGTCTAAACTCATCCATATTTCCTATAGATGCGTCACCTTGAACTTCTTTTGACCAAGTTTCAATTTCCTGTACTCCTCTATAAGATTTGTCATTTGAACCTATCTCCATTATACAACCCTGTTCTTGGTCGTCTATAGCACCTTTTTCTTTTAAGAAATCTCTGTAGTCTTGATTAAATGTTACAAATACTAATAAAACTTTTTTCTTACCACCGCCATCGTTACCCGGCTTATCATAAAATGTTATATCTTTTATCCTACCAAAATCTTTCATTAATGCAATAGCACCTGGATTGTCTTGGTTTACTGCACTACTTATTTTATTATTTTGAGTTTTCGCTACTTGTACAGAACTATCTCCTAATGTATGAACGCTTTCTTGCTTCATATTAGAAAAGAGTGTCATTATTCCATAAGAATAATTTACTTGACTTTCAGAACCTCCAAGTTTTGTTTGCCAAATATGATAGTCACCTAAAGTTTCATCATATTTCATAAAAAAAGTAGAGTAGCTTCCGTTAAATTCAACCCACGGACTATGCGTACTCTGAAAAAACTCTTGATGTCTAATTCTAAATACTACATCAAAATCACTCGGTGATGCAAGAACTGATTGTTGATATATACAAGAGCCTTCTAAAAATTCAGTTGCATAACTTTGAAAGTTTAATGCTCGAGCGTCATTACATCCTGCTATGTTTGGAGGATTTTTAGGTGTCCAAGTTACTCCTCGCCAAATCCACGTTGTTTCAGGTGCACCTGAACCCGGGTCTTCTATTCCTACTTTTCGTATGCCTAAAGGTAAAGTATTATCAGTACCATCAGATAAATTATATTTATCGTAATTAGGTTCCCATACATATAATCCACTTTGTATAGAACTAACAAACCATTGTTTTCCAGGTGACAAATCATCTTCACCTATACCATCTACTAATTGTGTTGAAGGCATAGCTTCTGCTGGTTCTGCTAAATAACCCTCAGGCGCATTTAATGGTGAATCATTTAATTGTTCATCTGAACCAGGTAGATGATATCCCGCCGGCGGTTCAATTGGTCTTGGTTCACCTATTCCGAATCCTGTAGCATATTTAATTCTTATAGTAGCGCCTTTATTTATATTAGAACTCTTTTGATAAAATTTCAAGAAAAATAAATCTTCACCTGGTGTAACACCAAAGTTTGAAATAGAAGGTAATGAAGTAGTAATAACTAATGGTCTATGTATACTCGCACCTGCGGGCCATAAAGAATCATTTCTATATATAGCATTTGTATCAACAAACTTTATACAAGAACCACCATTACGACCTTCATTTTGTACCCACTTAGCGTGACTACCTACAGCAGCTGTTCCGTAATGTTCATCTAACGTACTTTGAAAAGGTATAATACCATCTGACCAAGCTTCTACGGTAATAGCATCTGTGTGTAACTCTGTATCATAAACACCTGATGGAGATAAAGGATTAAGCGCATCATCAAATACTATCGTATCACCGCCCGGGTTAGTTAAAATATTTCGGTCTGTAATTAATGTAGTCTCTACTTCACCAATAACATAAGCATTTTTTATTCGTATAGAAGCACCATCCATTAAATCTTTAAAATAAAATTGACCACCATCCTCTAAAATTATATGAGAAGCCGTAGGGTCGTCATCAACGGGCGGGTGGCCTGTACCCGCATTAAATCCTGCATTAGCAGTTGAAGACATATTAGGATTAAATGGATTATAAAATCTTAATTTAGGTTCTTCATTTCTTTTTAATCTATAATCTTCATCAATTACAACATTTTTAAAAGCAAACGCCCTATCGTATAAGTCGTCTTTATAAACTTCGTCATTTATATTTCTCGCACGTATTCTAATTTCATCACTATTAGAACTTATTTCAGATACTTCATAGTTCATCTTTAAAGGTTGTAATTCAACTTGAGTGCCTGTATCTTGTCCAGGAGCTCCTGAGTAATATTCACCTTTAGGATTTATAAAGTATGGACCATCATATATTTCACCTGCTTGTTGTTGTTTTGTATTGACTAAAACTATTTTATCACTACCTGCTAATGTTCTGAAAAATTCATACTTAAAATTAAATCTTCCTGATACAAAACCCATTTCTCTTATATCAATTCCAGGCTTTACAATTACTCTATCACCTTCTGTTGTAGGTTCAAGTTCTTTTGTTAAAATTACTCTATCGGTTGAAGGTTCTATTATAGATAATAAAGCGTAATCTCTATCTTCACCATTACCATAAACACCGCCTTCATACTTTCGTGTACCGGGAGTAAATGTACCGCCGGCTTTTAATAAAATCTTATCTCTATCTGATAGTTTACTTGACATTATAACTCTTCAAATTCTCTGTTAATTATTTCGTTTAATTTTTCACCACGTACTAACTTAGTTTGTTTTCTTGAAAGTTTTACCCAGGTAGTAGGACTATTGTCCGCAGCACCCGTTTCAGGATTCTCATAACTCTGAATAGGGGCTGTAGGAATATTATTTAATCTCATAACTTGATTATTATCGTCTAAAGAAGAAGATGCTTCAAACTCAGCAATAGAAAGTTGTCTCTCTTCTTCATATTCACGGATGTTTTCAAGTTTTAAATTTTGAAAATATTCGTTGTTTTCAAGTTGTTCTTTTGTATAAGGCATTATTTTATGAAAAATGTAAATTTATTATCTATAACTTCTGTGTCTGTTCCATTGCTACCTGCAAAAGAACCACTTATTACTTTTATTAATAATTTATATTCTCTCTGAACTTGCAACCCTGAAGTGTTTAAATCAATAAAGTTTCCACGTGAGTCACACGATATGTACGAGCCTGTACCATATGGTATAACAACATCATCTGAGTAATTATCTAATACAGAATATTGAGAACCTGTTGGTAAGTACTTTACTACACTATATGCAGATGCTGTAGGAGAATTACTTAATGTTGGATTATTAGTTCTACCTACAATTCGTATTTTACCATCAAACTCATTTGAATATCTTGATTTTAAATTAGTACTATAAATTTGTAAATCTTCTAAATCACTCGCATCTAACTTCTGAAGACTACCTGTATTCCAAACGTGTGAGTTCCAAACTGCTTCTAATCTCGGAGAGTATATAGTATGTGTATCTCGTGAAAAGAATTTAAAATTACCTAATTGTGTACTTGAACCTTCATCTAATAGTACATTATTATTTCCAATAGAACCTGAACGTTTAACCATAAATCCGTTATTAGTAATATTATTACTAAACCATTTATTAACAATATCAGTAACATCCATTCTCATATCAAGTTCAGTATCTGTATGTATAAAACTTTGAGATGCTTCATATCCTGAACCACTAATCCAAGCACCGCCTGTGTCTTTTATATCTGCTTTAGTCCAATACGTTTCTTCATTCTGCCCTGTTCTATAAGCCCAACTACACCCTTCTGTTTCCGCAGGACTATAAGTAGTTTTGCCTCTTCCCATATTCCAACTACCACTTGTAGGATAAGCATACAAACTTTGTGAAGTAGTTAAATTATCACTACCAGCATCATACATATTTAAATAATATTTAGCAGTCGCACCTGCGTTAGCTCTAACTACACTTTGACTCATAGCTTGTAAATCAAAACGTGCTAAAATTCTTGAAACATTGACAGACACACCAGCATCATCAACATCTTTTCGTACTTCAATTATTTCATCTAATCCAAAATTATTAGATTCAGATGCTTCGTATAAAACCGTATCTTCTGTTGCGAATGTAAAAAAGTGCATTACTTACTCCTTAGTACCCGGCGCCACTTGATGAATCGCCTATACAATTACCTTCTATATCTTTATTCGGAAATTTTAATTCAAAGATACTTGGGTCGATTGAAGGATAAATTACACCATCTTTAGTTGCTGAACCGATGTCATAAATGTTACCTGAATAATTTGAACCCTTTTCATAACGATTATAAATTATTACCTGAGACTTATCAGGATTATCTTCGAGAGGAGGAACTACTGATGCAACTCCATCTACTAATGCTATTTCTCTAACTAAATCAGCAACAACAATTGGTTGATTGATTTGCCAATCGTCAGGTCTAAAAAAGAATTTTATAGCATTTATACATCTTAACAAAACTTCATCTTTGTTAAATCCTACTCTTGCTATAATACTAAATCTAACTCCTAAATTAATTATGTAAGCGTCTTTAATATTTACAGCATCTGTTACAGGACGATATTCACTTAAATATGTAGCAAGATTTCTCTTCACAACATCATTACAAACTACTAATTTTTTAGCAGGTGTATATCCTAAAACATACATATTAAGTGCTAATGGATTTGCTACTCGTGTATTAGTATTAGGTAAGTTTGCTTTTGTTTTACCATCTGTACCACTATCTAATGATTTACCTTCTTGTAATTGTTCATCTTGAACAATATAAACTTTTGCCATACTACCATATCTACCTGGCATAGTCATAGCTCTCATCATATAGTCTTCTTTAGTTATTGTTCTTTGTTGTGCTTGAAAATATGCAAGAGAATTATTCTTCACTTCAATTACAGATTCACGACCTTTTCCTCCCATTGCAGGTAATGCGTTATTACAAGCAACACTTGCTTTTGCAGTTGCTATTAAAGAACTATTAACACCTGGCTTATTCGGGCCGTATAAAGCACCTACTACTTTATTAATTGTATTAGATGGTACGTTATGTGAAAGTCCACCACCGTATCTATATGTTATAGTTAATGTAGTATTTCCAGGTGCGAGTCCGTATGCTTTTGTATTTAAAAAATTACTTGGGTCAAAAGCAGTATCTAAACCTGATACACCGGAAGGTAAACTTGAACCAACATTATCAGGATTAGGAATAATTTCTTCATCAGGATTTGAACTATTTCCTGCACCGAATCTTAACTCTACCAATCCGTCTTCAGTTATATAAGTGTAGAATCTTCTTGATGTCTTTTTTAATTTTAATAGATATGGAGCTTTATCAGAAAATTGAGAATCTTGTGGACTTAAATCTGCTGTATTGTTTGATTCAATGAATACCGTATCTTGTGCTAAGTATGGAACTTGACTCCACTCGTTACCATCACTATCTTTACAAGAAATTATTTCAGTTACGCCACTTTGTTTTAATCTTATTTTGTCATATCGTTTAGCAGCACCGAAAACAAAACGTTCTGTTTTTTGTTGACCTGAAGTTGCTGATGCAGATTTTTTTAGTAGATATGTAGTAGGTTCTCCTCCTGCACTTTCATACACACTAACATCTATCTTAGATGCACTACCTGAATATTGAAAATTAACATCTTCGTTTAAGAAAAAATCAGGGCCACTTGAAGATTTTAAATTAGAACCTCCTTTTAATACTAAACCGTAATTTAAATCAGGTCTGTTTGCCGCACCTGAACCAATAGAAGGCACCGTTTGAAAGATATCTACATCTGCAGACGCTGCGGTAACAATTTTAGGTTTATAACCCATTGATTGCGCAATCTGATAAACGTTTTTAGTTTCTTCAGCATATGCTAATAAACTTTCTTTAAATTGATTATCTATATAGTAAGAAAGAACATCACCAACATATGCGGCCATTTCAATAAACATCATACCAGGAGAAGTTTCATTAAAATCATTGTATGCAGAAGGAAAGTATGTCTTTGCGTGTTCCATCAAAGAATCTTTAAGTTGATTAAAGTCTTTATTTAAATACTTAACTTCTTTTTGCTTTACTGCTTGAGCCATTTCCTTCTCCTAAATATTAATACTCACTAAAGTCCGCACCCGGCATATCTAAAGATACAATTATTTCGTCATTAAATTCGGTACTAAATTTTGCTAATATATTTAAAGTATTCCCGTTGTCTATAAGTTCAGTTTTAACTAAACTAACAAAAGGTAAAAATAAATCTAACGCTTCTTTTATAGATTCTTCAACTTGCGGTTTTAGTATAGCTGGGTCGTTTTGTTCAAAAACAATTTCTGATAAACGACATCCAAATTCAGGTATCGCTGGTCGTTCTCCTACCTTTGTTAACAATAAATTTTTTATATTATCTTGTATCTGTTCGTAATAACTATAGTTAGTTTTGAAAAAGCCATAAGTCTCTCTGTTGTAATTTAACGGAAAGCCTATTCCAAAGGCTTTGTCAGGGTCTAAGTCTATATCTCTTACGCTCATTTATTATTCATTTTATTCATAAGTTCACGATAATCTTTAGTGATAGCTTTTTGTACATCAGGGTCAACTTGGTCAGGTGAAACTCCTGCTTTTTGTGCTATTTCTGCTACACCTGCATTTGTCATACCGCCTCCATTAGATTTCATATCACCATAGCCTAATAAGTCAGCCATATCGTTTGTACCAAATGTTTTTCCACCCATTGTCGGATATTCTTCTTTTGTCTTAACAGACTCTTGAATTGGCGTAGACCTTTTAGACTTAATTTCATTAATAAATATCTCGCCGAGTTGTTTTTTGACTTCTTCATTGACTAATCTACCGATTATTTTTTTTAACTCGTTTGCCTTCATAATACCTCCTAAGTATTAATATCCACCGCCACCGGTACTTGTTGAAGTTCCCGTTGCAGTAGTAGTTGTTGTTATTGTTGTTACACCGTCACCGCCATTGCCATCATTATTTTGATTAGATTCTTCAGCTTCAGATAAAGCAACTAATGAATCTAATTCTTGTTGTGTTGATTCCAAATCATCGTCACCTGTATCTTTGCCGTTTCCTTTTCCATTAGCTAAACTTGCAAGTTTTATTGCTAATAAAGCTATTATAGTTTCTACAGCTAAAGCTTTTAATTGTTTAATTAAAAAATCTGTATTTTTTAATGCGGCTGATGCATCTGAAATTTCTTCTTTTACTTTTTCTATAATTTTATCTTGTAGAACACCTGCAGCTGCAACAGGAGGAACTAAAGCAGAACCTATCTTACCCGCATCAGCGGCCGCTCCTGCTATTGCTTTAGCAACTTTAATTCCTGCTATTGTATTTCGTATTGCCTTTAATGTAGGTTCTACACTTTCTGCTAATTTTTTTATCTTTTTTATTTTTTCTATATCTTTAGGTAAATTTTCCGGCATTTCACCTTGTGATGCTTTACCTTGATATAAAGGTATCTTTCGGTCTTTGTACCCTCTTAAAAAATCGATAGGCGCAGACATCTTATCATTTATCACTTTAGTTATCATTCTACAAATACCTTCTTACTAACATCACCTGTCCATACTGATATTCCGTCTGCTTCGATTTGTGTACCTAATATTTTATTATGTAAACTTTTAATACTATCTTTTATAGGTTTAGATATAGCACTAATATCACTTTTCGATACACCGTTTCCATCAACAGCAATCCCACCATTAGCTAAATTATCTAATGCATCAGTTAAGTTTTTCAATATTCCTAACACACTTCCATCTCCTAATTTAGCTCCTTCAGTATCACTCGCTTTTGAAATTCCTACCATAGTATTTAAATAATTTAATCCTCTTACTGCTGGTTGCATTGGCGAGTTTGGAAGTAATCCACGATTCTCACTTGTACCTATATAAATAAAACCACTTTTCTCATCTTCATCTACTGCAGGTGTAGTTATAAAAATATTCTTCATAGAATTTAAACTTAAATGTCCTGAAGATAGTACACTTATATTATGATTGTTATAGTTAGCACCCTTAGTATAAATAAATATACTATTAGAAGAAAGTAACATCTTATCGTTAACAGATTTATTTTGCGCAAACGTAGCACCTACCGGTGACGATAATACTTTCTTTTCGTAATCTACAATTCTTTCTGTTCCGTTTAGTTTTGCTTCAGTTTTTAAATCTATACCAGGAGAAGAATTTTTCAAAAGATAAATAGAACTACCATCTACATTCGGGTCAAAGAAATTAGGTATAGATGCGTTAGAGTTTTGTGCTGAATTTAATTCAGAAGAAAACTCATCTGCATTAAATACTTCAACATCAGAAGCGTCTCGTGAACGAAATCCGTTTCCTATTCTTATTGTTGGTCTACTTTCTTTATCACTTAATACTATAGCGTGTCCATATCTACCTTGAACAGCTACATCTCCTGGAGTTATTTGTATAGGAGAAACACCAAAGTCAGGCTTATACTCGCTCGTAGCAGTAGGAACAAGTTGTGCTGAATTTGTTATCGAATCATATATAGGAAGAGGAGGCCCATAAAATCTACTACTATCATATGCAAAAACAGGAACCATTTCGTTTATTACAGGTGACGATATGAAGTGCATAGAAGAAGGCTTCATATTATTCATCTGAGAGTCTTCTGTAAACGTAGAAATTTTTTGTTGATTGTCAGCCGGATTGACACTACTTATAACTTTAGCAGATGGTATCTTAAATGCTATTCGTATAGCATCTACAGCCTCATTTACCTCTTGTTTGATAAAATGATAAGCTTTACTAAAATTTAATAAACCGCCTGTATCTTTATCCATTGTTAACTCTCAGGAAAAGCAGTAGAAGTTTTTTTAGTTTCTATATCTTCGTTTATCCTATCACTTTCGCTCTGTATTTCTTGAATAGAATCTGATAACCCGGACATTAATTGTTCTTTTTCAAGTTCACTTAATCCAAATTCACTATCAGAACCTTTAGCTTCAGCTGAAGCAAGTTTTTGTACAATAGCCGCTACTTTAATTAATTGTTCGTCATTCTTTACTGCTACATCAAGATAATCCTTTAATATAGGTACAAGTGCTACTGCAGATGCGGTATCTGTGACAAACTTCAAGAGGTCCTTCATCAGAACCTCTATCTGTTGTTTGTTATTCTCTGAGTTTTTGTAGATATCTTTGAAAACATCTGATAACGTTTTGCCTTCAAAGACTTCAAAAGAGTCCGACATATATATCTTCCTTAATTAATAATAAATATATATAAATCAAGAAAGATACGATTTTAAGTGAATACTGAGCCGGTTACATTGTTTTTGAATGATATTCCCTTATCTCTGAAGTCAGTAACTAAAGAATTTTGTTTACGTTTCATTACATTTATAACTCGTGTTATATGTTGAGTATTAGAACCACTCATTTCACGAATTAAGATATAAAGTGCTTTCTTATTAAAGTTTTCAATACTTTTATTATTTCTCATTAAATAAAGAAGAGCATCAACTACAGCAATATCTTTCTTTTTCTTAAAAATTTTAAAAATATTATCTTCCCAATAGAATAACATTTGTTTAAAGACTTCTAATTTAAAGTCTAAAACGTTAGCAGAACTTGATTCACCATCAGTATCTCTGTTATAATCCATAACATCTATTTGGTCGTGTATTTTACCCATCTTATAATTTTTATTATTATTTAAAATAAGATAGTTTTTAGCAACAACTGAAAAATAACTAAATGCTTTGCCTTTACCTTGTACATACTTGTGCATATTAATTACCATATTAGAGACTACTTCTTCAATTACTTGTTCTGTAGGCTCATCAAAATAGTAAAACTTATAAGTATGAATTAAGTTTTCAGATATTTTTCTGATAGGGAGATAAATACTTTCAGCAAAAAGTCTATTTCTTTCAGGGTCACCTGGTTCCATAGAATTATACTTTACGATTGCATCTTCAGTTTTTTGTCCAAAGTACATTTTACTTTTCTTTCTTCGTTTGATTTTTTTTCTAACCGGTAAGTTACTTGCTGGTGTTGCCATCTTCTTCTACTCCTGTGTATTTTTGTATTTTATTTAAACTAAGTTTTAGACGCTCAAACGTATCACCGACTTCATCGTCTGATTCAAACATTTTCTTTTCATCGATTATTAAAAATTCTTTCTGAACTTTATCTAAATCACTTGACATATCTTCGAACCAAGTTTCTAACGTTTCTTGTCTTTTTAATTGAATTATATTAGCACTTATACTTGTAAGTAGTAATATACCTAATATTATTTCTATAATCATTTTTTATCTCCAAACAAATCATCAAATAGTTGATTCTTATAATCTTTATCTACTTTAGGTTTTGTTTTTTTAGATTTCGGTTGACTTTGTCCTAAATCCGCACTAGGACGAACCTCCTCAACCTCATCTTTTTCAACACCTAAAATATCAGAATAAGGTATGTTAGCATCTTCACTAAACATATAACGTTCCATCTCAAAACGAGTAGCAACCATATCTGCTTGATGAACTAACTGAGCAATATTTGATTTTATCTTTTTGCCTTCACCAAAACCCATTAGATAAGTTTTGTTAGCTTCTTCATACATACCATCAGCAAGTCTTAATCCTAAATACTCTTGTTCAGAATATGTAACACCAAATTGACTTAACGTATAAACTGCTCTGTCAGTAACGGTCATATTATGTAAGTTAGGATTTACTTCATACATTTTACCTTGATTGATTCTATGCCATTCAGATGGATTAGGTTTATAATAATCTTCTTCGAGACTACCAAGTTTTCCTAAGTCGTGATGCATTGTACAAAATACTACATCATCAACGGTATATGTTAACTTGAATCCAAAGTCTTCATAAAGTTTAAATAACTTTTTACCTGCCTCTGTTATATTCATAACGTGGTCAATATAACCTCCGGGCCACGAGTTGTGAAAATGGTCAGTAGATGAAGCTGGTGCTAACATCATACGTTCTTCAAAATGGTCATACATTTTATTTAACTTATTAGCACGTTCTTCGGAATTATGTTCTTTAACATTATCACGAATATACTGCATACGTTCTTGTAAATCTTCTATTTTTAGTTTCATTTTTATTTCCTTATCCAAAAAAGTTATTTTCTTTTACAACAAGACTTTTCTTTACATTAGAAAGTTTATTGTAATCTTTTGCGTATTTCTCAAATACTTCACGAGGTTTATCTGATTTAACCATTTCATCAATCGACCTTAATACTTTAGCTAAATCTTTATTTATCATTTGTTCTAAGTTGTGTCTGATACCATATATTGATTGTTCAATCAATTCAATCGTATCTAAAAACAAATAAAAATTGTGTAGTCTCATTCTAAATTGACCATCCCAATTCCATTCACAAACATCTCTCATATCAGCCCACTTCTCAATGAATCTATCAAAATCATTTACACCGATTAAGTTTTGTGTTTTGATTTTATCTAACATCTCAGGCATCTCAGGAAGATGTTTTTCTCTTGGCATATTAAATGCTTCGAATCTCGCATCTTTAAATGAGAACGAAGTATAATATAAACCAAACACAACTGCTCTGTCAGGAGTAGATGAATCAGTAGTAACCGTTATGTTAGAACCTACATCTTCAAGTGACTTTTGTAATTGTAACAACATAAAGAAATCTTGAATACGTGATGTACCTAAAATATGTAGATACTCATTTGATTTCTTTTCGTGTTCTCTACCTTCTAATAAAGTACATACACTTGCCATAAATCTAAATACATCACCTGCTGTACCACCAATAGACCAACCTTGAAAGTCAAAATCTTTTACTGCAGTATACCATTCTTTGTAAGTCGTATCATCTTCACCTTGTAATACATTTAAGAATTTAGTTCTACCTGTTTGTTTCTCATTAAAGTATTTAAAGTTTTCCATTGAGATATCAAAACATTCTTTAAATTTTCCTGTGTATTTTAACCTCGGCGGGATATCAAGATTCATAGCAATATCAGAGTTGTTTTCTAACCAATCAAAAACTACCGTCTTTAGTTCAGGCTTCCATTTTATCGCTCCTGATGCTATCTGATATCCACCTGAGTCACCCATAATTAAATTAGTATCACGTTTGAATCCTAATTCATTATAAAAATCTTTACGTGATTTATGTGCACCTGCTGTGATTAAAAAATCCGTATATCTAAATTCTTCAGGAAACTCTTCTGTATAAAATCTACAAGTTAGTTCATCTTTAAATTTATGATTTTTTAATAATCCGTGTCCAAACTCACCTGCTGAGAAAGACGGAAAGTATTTAAATTTACCTATCTTTTTATTCATTATAAAACTCCTTTATCTTTAAGAAATGCTTCGTAATATTCTGATTCATTCCAAATGTTAACTTCTCTATCTATTCCATTCTTAATAATATAAGCATCCATTAAACAACCTAAAGAAGATAACTTAGGTATATTAAAGTGAGAATGTAGTTCTTTTATAGAAGACTCTAAAACTTTAAGAGCGCTATTTACATCAAACGGGTCATACAACCTATCTGCCGGAATACATTCAGGAAAACTTTTGAATCTTGGATAAACTATATCACAACCATATGAAGTAGCTTCTAAAACCGTAAAACTAACATAATCTTGTAATGCACTATTAAACTGAATAGATGCACGATTTAGTAAATCGTAATAACCATCTTTAGTCATATTAGTTTTAACAATAAAACGTTCTTCTGTTCTATCTAATTCATTTATAGCATCGACTATAAATTGGTCGTTACTTCTCAATTCTTTAGCACTTGAAGTAAACACCCACTTCCAATCTTTATGTTTAGCAAGAAACTCTTTTGCTACTTTCATCATAAACATAGGATTCTTTTCCCAATCTAAACGAGAAGAAGAGATTACCATTTTTTCTTCCCAAGCCATTGTAGGATGATAACTTCTTATCTCATCAAAATTAATCGGTAATGATGTTACGTGTATAGGTGTTTTAAATCCTGCGGCTTTAAGTTCATCACGATTTATAGTACTACCGACAAATATACCTGATAGTCTTTCATCTAATCCCAACTCATAATGTCTCATCCAATTTCTCATATTATATGTGAAATCAAATTCATCTACAGATTGAGCCCAACATCTTGCATAGAACTTAGGAGTAATTTTATATAAATCACAAGCATAAAAAATAGATTCGATACCGGGTGTCCAATAATCTTGAAGATATATTGTTGATTCACTTGTAACTTCACCATCTCTAATACGTTCTAATAAATCTGAACATTGATTCATACTATAGATACCACGACCAACTGCATCTAATACCATACCAACTTTTACATCGCCTTGTTCATACTTACCATCAACAGATACAAACTCTGCACCAACTTGTTCAAACGCCTTAGGCATCCACTCAGTAGATAACTGATGAGTATATCTTGACTTTAAACTTTCTAACGGAAAATAATATATCATTTTGTCTCCTTTAAATAATCTTGTATTTCTTCACTATTTTTTCTTTCCCACGGATACACAATCCATCTATCGCCTTTTTTGTTTGCCCAATAATCAGGCACAACAGAAGATTGTTCGTGATAATGTAATGTAGCTGTATCAGCATTTTTAAATATTTCTGCTTTCATTTTTTCTAATGTTACTCCTGTATCTGCTATATCATCTACAATTAAAAACTTTTTACCATACCAAGATTGTAATCTGTCTATCAAAGGCAATCCTAATTTGTGACTCATCATAACTCCTATACACAACCCGCCTCGAGGTATTGCATAAATTCCTTCATAAACTCCTTCGGGAATCATATCACATAATTCATCTACCATTAATTCTAATTCATCCCAACTAATGTACTTCTTCATCTTTTCTCCTGTTGTTCTTTTGTAGGTTCATAACGTAAAAGAATTGGCTCAAACTTTCTGTAAGGCCTTTCTAAAATCTCTCCTGAGGAATTTGTTTGAAAGTTTAAAGACTCTTTACTGAGTACACCTTTCTTAATCATACCGCCTATATTATTTATGTGAACTACATTCATATTAACCGCAAATCTTACATTATCTGTGTTATTTTGATATTTATGAAGTGGTGTATATTTACCAGCATCATCTAAACGACCGTCAAATCTCATTTCTGTTACTTCTTGTCTACGTTTTTTATCACAATTCATAAATAAAAGACCGCGATTATGTTTCCACACAACATCTAATTCATTTCTGCTTGATTTTAAAGTAGTTCCATTACCGCCTTTACCTATATAAACTACGCCTGTAAAAGTTTTGTAAGTTATATCTACGTGAAAATTATAATCTAATTGAGGCGGGTAGATATTAAGTTCTAAAAAACAAAAGTAATCTTTTCGTCTAATATCGTTATTACGTTCCCATGGATAAATTTTTGATGCTTCTTTCCAAATGTCATCTATAACTTCTATGTATCGTTCTGTACTCCAAAATGGTACAAATACACTAAACCCATTTGTAGCAGTGTTTGGAGTTATTATTCTATGTTTGTGTGCTTCTTCTTGTAGTTTTAAGCCAGGTAACATATTTCCATCTTTATCAAAAAGAGGCCAATATTTTTTTCTTAGCTCTTTTAATCCATATTCAAAGTAACCTTCTACCCATTTTAATTCTTTTTCAGAAAAGAAATTATTTATAATTCTATGTGGCCACGAAATAAGTGGAGAACTTTTTATTACTTTAGGTTTCAATATACTTCAGCTCCGTTTTCATTATCTTCATAAACAGCACAATAACATAAATCAAATTTTTTATATAATTCTTCAGCAATCATTTCACAAGATTGAGAACCAAAATCACATAAATCTAATTCAGAAGTATAATACATTTCTCTCAAGTATCTGTTTATTTGTCTTTTAAACATTATAAATTCAACATCTCTATCATCGTGCATAACTTCTTTACGAGCATCAATATGAAACATATGTCTATGTCTATATTCTAAATAATGCATCTCTGCACCTGCACCATCTGTAGCATCGGGCCAATTATGAGTACCTTCAACTTGTAGTTTTACTATTATATTTGTTTGCATTATTTCCTTCCTTTGTTTTGCACATACAATCGTAATTGATGTTTATTTCTGTAGATATAATGTTCTTCAAGAATTGTAAATCTTTCTTCTATCTTTGCCATCCACCATTCACGCGGTTTTACTATTAAGTGTGCATTTCTTCCGTCAGGTAAATGTAACAATGCTTTTGCGCACGATATAGTAAGAAATGCTCTACGTGAAGTAATTCTTTTTAAGTCATCCAATACATTATCTATGTACTCAGGCTCAACGTGTTCTAAAACATCTACACACACTACATAGTCTTGTGGGTCAGGACTTTTGCTTTTACTTTTTATAGCAGGTTCATATTCTATTACATTACATTCATCTTTAAGAGCCCACTTGAGACTTCTCTCTTCACCTTCTATATTTCCTGAACCATAATCTATTAAAGTAGTTGCTTGTTGCCATCCAATGTGGTCTCTGATAGTAGCTAATATTCGAGGCTTTGTAGACTCACCGCCCCACTTGCCTATTGAATGTAGTTCAGAAATTAATTCTCTATATTCTTCAGATATTAACTTCATTTCATATCCTTTACAAAGTTATAAAATTCTTGTCGTACTGAATAATCACCATCAATAAAAGCACCACTCAATTTAGATGTTTTCATTTCAGAGTGAGGATGTTTAACACCACGTAAACACGCACATAAATGTTTAGCACTTACCATTACAGCGATACCACCATGAACTTCTAATACTTTATCTAAATGTTCGTGTATTTGCATTGTAAGATTTTCTTGTACTTGAGGTCTACGTGAATAAAATTCAACCGTACGATTTAATTTAGAAAGGCCAATAATCTTACCTTCAGGTTTAGCAAGATATGCTACGTGAGCAACACCAAAGAAAGGTAAGTGATGATGTGAACACATTGAATGTACTTGAATATTACCTTCAAATACCATACCATCGTAACTATCAACATTATCAAATGCTGTAATCTTAGGAGGTTTGTTAAAACAACCTTCTGCTAAATCATTTACCCAAGCTTTAGCAACTCTCATAGGAGTCTCAGAAGCATTAGGGTCTGTAGACCATTCAAACCCAAGTGAAGACATAAACTTACCATAATGTTCAGCCGCATTTTCTATTGTGCTTTGTTTTTGTTCTTCTGTTAAAGGTTTGTTTCCGTTTGATTTCATTATATCTCCCATTTTCTTATGTAGGGTTTAAATTTTTCTTCAGACATTCTAACCGGAATAATTTGAGTATAATCACCCATCTTACCTGATATGTAAGAAAGTTTTCGTATCCAACTATCTTCAGATTTGTCCCACTCTCTATAAATAAAATTTCTCATCTCGTGTAAATCATAATAAACATAGCGTCCTGTAGCAAATCCGTCTGTTACTTCTGTATGATATATCCTATCACTTTTTGAATCTTGAACCCAACCATCTTCTTCTTCACGTTTATGTTCATTCTTTTTAGAATGATGCCACTTCAAATATTCTATTCCAAATTCCCAATCATTTTGATACTCACTATAATATAAGTTTGATTTAACATCAGTAGTTATTTCATTAGACCAATTTTTGTTTTTGAATCCAAAATCTATTCCCATCTTTTGAGTTTCTTTCCACATATCAAAATTAGTGTAATCATATACTTCATCCCAATGTTGTCGAGCCATATCAAGAAACCAAGCCTCACCAATTCTACCTTTAGAAAGTTGTTTTTTAAATATTGCTTTAGACACCTTTACTCCATTGTTTCCATCCATACACATTCATTCCTAATACAAAGATACTCATTGCTACTTGGGGCATGGCTTGTATAAGTAAAGCGTATATTAAAAAGAAAATATTGCCAACGCCCCATATATAGAAACAGAAGATTTTCTGTTGTGCATTATAGTAGTAGCCGAAGAGTATTAATACAAATCCTAACCAACCTATTATTTCAATTAAATTATGTTCCACGTTTATCTCCATAAGTTATAATGTGAAGTCTATCTGTAAAATTATATCCTTCTTCGATACAAATTTCTGATAGCCATTGTCTACGCCTTGTAAGTTGTTCTCTGTTCAAACCTTCAGGCATAAGATACACATTTTCATTCTTAACACTTAATATGTTTTGTAATTCTTTAAACTCTTCTAAATCTGTTTTATTACTGATAACAGGCTTGAGTTGATGAAAGTCGTGATAATCTAATAATTGTTTCATAGCATCATAATTAGTACGCCACTTCTCGTGTTGTCTTTTATTTGCTTCTGTAACTTCTTTTCCTGTGTAAGGATTCATTGTACCCGGTCTCGGTGTACTATTAGATAACTTAGGCGACAATGAAATAAAGTCAGCTTCAGTTTCTACAAATTCAGAACCTTCTGTTTCAATAGTAATCCAATGGTCGTAATAGGCACCTATCTTACATAGTTCAATTAGTAAGTCAGCGTGTGCTGTAGGGCCACCACCTGTAATCATTGTATATTTTATTTGAGGATATTTTTTATAAAACGTATGAACATCCTCTAAAGTGAATTTACCTTTCTCAGGAGCCCAACTTGCAAAAGGAGTATCACAAAACGATTCAGCAAATTGACATCTCAATTTACATCCCGAAACTCTTATCAACAAATGAGGAATACCAATAAACTTGCCTTCACCTTGTAAGCAAGGATACATTTCTCCTATTGCTACTTTACCCAAACATACTCCGCGTAATTATTATCGTGTTCCCAAACCCTAACTCGTTCTAACCAAACTCTACCATCTGTTTGACTAATAACAATAGGATTCGCATAATCAAATACAAATCTACAACTATCTTCTATACCAGGCCCGTAATTTGCGTGCATTACATTTAATTTTACAATGTCTTCTTTTTCTAATTCTTTTAATCTTAATAATGCAGGGTCATCGTGTGCTATTAATAGTTTGTGGTCCCATTGTTCTTCTATCCAAGTCTTGAACCACTTTAAATTTCCAAAGTCATACACCCATCCCTTTTCATCTCTGTAATCACAAGCAAATTTAAGTTCTACATAACGACCATAACCATGAATCCAACGGCAATGTCCATTATCTTTATATTGTCTATGTCCTGTTGAAATAGGACCTATTCGTTTATATGAATTATACATAGTGCTAATTTAACTCCATTTTATTATACAAGTCAACCTAAAAATTTAATTTTTTTAATTCTTCGTCAAGTTTTTCGAATTGTTTCATAACATCTGTTGTTTTATGTTTTTCAAACATAGAAGGAAGTATATCTACAGGCAAGTCTGATTTTAAGATTCTCCATAAAAAGTGTCCTATACATACTTCTAAATAGGTGAGGTTAGGTAAAATATTAAGAAAAAATTTCAACGAACCGTAAATAATTAAACTAACAACTAAAAACGTTGCGAACCAAAGACATTGTCCTAATACCCAAATTGTTCTTTGTGTCATTTCATACTCCTAAATATTCATCGTCATTTTCATATTTTACTTCTTTGTGTTTATCATAATTCATAGAATTAGAAGAATTAGAAAACAACATACGTATGCCTTTAGCAATGAACCACAGAATCTCACTAACTACCAACATTATCGAAAGAAAAACAATGTTATTAGAAATATACTCTTTTATCTTTTTAATATCTATCATTTTATTTGTAACTCCTTAAACCACTTAGGAACATTTTCTTCCATATAATGTTGTATAACAAATGCTTCTGCTATATGAGAAAAGAACCAAAAGAATGTAAGTATTGGAACATATATTCTGAAATCTAATTCCAATACAGAAACTCCTAACCACGTAAAGAATATCATACCCATAGATTTAGTTAAAAAACTTATTCCACTAAATCCTAAACTGAGTGTGTTACCTCTCGCTACTACTATGTAGATATTTAACACTAAGTGTATTAAATTTAAAAATGATGGAGCAATAACTCCCATTAAAAAATACATTGCAAATTCCATTATTTGTTCCTTTTTATTTCATTCATATCAAAGTAATAAGGACCGCCATCTTCATCTACCTTATTATTGTCACTACTCCACACCTCTCTGATATCAGGCTCTATAGAATCTTTCCAAAACCATTTTTCAGAGTGATAGACTATCCAACTAATTATCGTTTGATAGAGGCTTATTATTTTTTTCTTTATTCTTTTCAACTTTATCTTTTTTACCAAAAATCTTTTCCCAATTATCAGCATATTTCTTTTTATCAATTATTCGGCTCTTATCACCCTTACCCGCATTTGAATATTTTTTACTCATTTAAATTCTTTACGTTTTACTACTTTAAGAGGTATCGGCCATTCTTTATAAGACTTTGTAGATGCTAATCCGGAATAGTTACAAGTCATTTCAGCTTCATATTCGTTAACATATTGTCTAACAAGTTCACCTAATTGCATATTGTTAGGATTTGATTGTACTAATTCTTTAATTACTTTATAAAACTTTTCCATGTTTATCTCCTGTATTTTTTAACAGATGGTTGCCACGTTACCGTATTGCCTAAATTTACTTTTATATAAATTCTTGATTCGACCGGCGGAACATATTTATTTAATTTTACTTCTGTACCATCTTTCTTTATCCCGCCTGTTATATTACGCCCAAGATTTATATTATTAGCGTTATATTTTTCTAAAAACGATTTACCTTCAGAAGGATGATTTACTCTCGCTGAAACTTTATTTATAGTAGACATAGATAATCCATGATACGCTTTTATTGAATCAAAAACTGCTAAGTTATTATTTTTGTGTATCATATTACTTATATAATTATCCCAACAATTTCCTGTAATAGTATCAGAAAATGTGTGTTTAACTTTTTTAAGCGCCTCTCTACTAAATATATGAGCTGAACATTCAACATAGTTAGAATATCTTAATATGTAGTTAGGGTCGTTTACTAAGATATCTACATAGTGCATCCCGTCTTCATCAAACGATGGTGTACCTAAATCTATATCATAGTCTTCCATCATTCTAAACATTTCATTTATGTCTTCTGTAAACATAAACATATCATCATCGACTATCCAAACATAATCATATTGCTCTAAGTGTTTAGGATAAAATGATGCATAGTGTGAAAAGTTTTGAAACTTAGTACCTTTACGTTGTACCCACAAATTAGATTTGTCTTTCCCGATATTACTATCGTCATAACAATATGTTACTAAATCAAAATCTTTTAAATCTTTAGTCCACGTATCAAAAGGGCTACCGTTAATAGGCCTATTATTCTTATCTCTAAATTTACGTTGGCCAGCAGATGTGAAAACTAAATTTTTCACTTAATCAAATTACTCCACTTCATTAGTTTCATCTTTTTTACTTGTATACGATTGTTAAGTTCTCGGTCATTTAATATGCCCCTATCTTTCATTAATTCAATCATACATAAAACATCACCCGCTTCTTCTGTCAATCTATCAATAGTATAATCTTCAGAACGTACAGCTTTTGAACAAGCCTCAACAAGTTCACCACATTCTTCCATAGTGATTAACATTAGTTCTGTATTATAATCTAACTTTTTATTTATTTTTTTCTCCATGAAGCTCCTTCTTTAGGTGCTACCGTTTTACCGATATAATGTTCTGTACATCGAATTGTTCTGCCATATGCTAATTCTATAGTATACATTTTATCATCTTTAGTAGGCAATCCTGTTATCGTACCTTCACGAAGTGAAAGTGCTTTAAGTTCAACTTTACTATTTAATTTTAATTTCTTCATTGTATTATCCATTCTTGATTTAAAAATTTTTGTGCTTTTTTATATTTTAAAACTTTTACAGCATCACCTTTTTTAATAGTAACCAAATGATTACGGCCTATTTTTGTTTCTGCTTTATATGTAGTAACTAATTTTCTATCGTGAATTGTGATACCCATCAAATGGTCTATCTCGTGTTGAACACAAATTGATTCTAATAATCTCAGAGCTTGTTTGTTTTTACTCTCATCAGATTCCCAACTACCTTTGCCTTCTTCATTTGTTTCAACTCCACTAAATATCCAAGTGCTTTCGTTTTGTTCTGTTTTTACTTGTACCGTTTCGTATCTCTGAGTACGTACTCCTTTGTTAGGGTAAGATAAACAACCCTCATAATAACTTATCTCGTTTTCTTTTGAGACGATTTTCGGGTTAATGAGAACCAAAGGTTCACGAACATTGACCACGGCCACTTGTGCATCAATTCCCACTTGATTCGCCGCGAGGCCAATCCCGTCTTTTCTTTTGTTAAGTATCTGAAATAATTCTGTTGCGATAGCCATTCCTTCTTCAACTGATACCTCTTTTAGTTTTTTATTAATAACCGGATTATTATCTTTATAGCAATTTATAACTTTTTTAGAAATTTCTCTCATTATACTCCTGGCTTTTTCCACGCAGTAGCTCCAACTTTCTTTATGTATAGTTGAGCGTCTTCATCATCTTTAGCTAAGAACTTTACAGGTTTAGCATCTTTACCTTTACCTTCAAGGTAAGTGTACTCTCCGTATCCACCCCAATTTTTCTTCTTAGTTTTTTTCATTCAAAGACTCCTTTTTTAGTTTCCACATTTCGTTAATATCTTTTTTAGAACCGCCTTGTTTGACAAAGGCCTTTTCTCTTGTCATTATTGTCATTGGAACATCAGCTAACGATGGTGGTCTACCCCACTCATCTACCATAACCTTTTCCGATAACCATTCTTTTTTAGTCATTAGATTTCACCTAACTTGTGATTAATAAAATCTCTCTGTTGTTTTACAGCCGCTTTAAGAGCCGCTTTTTTCTCTTTATCACGAGCCAAAAGAATCTCTTGTTTACTTCTACGTTTAACTTTCTTTTTAGGTGGTTTAACTTTAGTAGGTTCGAGTGTGCCAAACAACTTAGGTTGTTCTTTACCTTTATGAAAAACGTTTCCATCTTTATCTACAAACTCTGCCATAAAGTGCCATCCCGCAGGTCTTCCTGATGGTTTAGGTTTCTTCTTCTCTTCAGGAAAGCCTACTGCTACCATTGTACATATAGAACAAATAACTGATTTAGCCGAATCGCCACAATTAGTGACCAATCTACTACACTTCTTACAATTAAGTGATTTATATGATTTCATTCTTGTTGTTGTTCTCATACTACTCTCCTTTTGTTATAACAAATCTTCACAAAATTTATCCATTGAACATTGTTGTTCTTTCGCATCTAAATAATCTTGAAATGATATTTCTTCTTTAGAACCATCAGCATAAATTCTATGTGTTGGTGTCGTATAAATTAAAATTGAATTAGGATTTGCATCAAACATATTTTATCTCTCTTTGTTTACAACTAAATATAATACCAAAAAACAATACAGGACAACCTTTATTTTAAATAGTGAGGCGGTTTTTTATTATAAGGCTAAAAACCGCTTTGAAAAAACGCCTTGTCTATTTCCGTTATTTTGAGTGGATGTAGACGCAACCACTATATGTAATCCGGATGTCCATTAATTGCCGAATTGAAATCAGGATTTGCTTCACAATAAGCATCGAAATCAAAGTCATCCTCATTTTCCGGAATGTCGTTTGCCGGGTCGTATTCGATAGGATTAGGAACATCTCTGTCTAAGTCTATTTCAGAATCATAAGATGCCATTGTTATTTCATCAATAAAACTATTCATTTATGCCTCCGCTAATATGTGATTTGTTATTACATCAACTTCATCAACATCAACAGGAATATCAGCATAATCACCTGTTTTACACATCCTATCTTCCATGTCATTTTCTAACTTGGCTAATAAAGTTGTTCTTCCAAAATCACTCATCCAATTCAATCGATGAAACTTTCCATCAACTTGCATCTCTACAACCTTTAAAGAATCAGTAACAGAAGAGTGGACATATTCCACAACTACTTCTTTACCACCTATTTTTGTTTCGTACACATAAGTCATTCAGACTCCTTTTCTTTTTGTTTACACCTAAATATAATAACAAATTGCTATACCGGTCAAGCATTTTTTTTAATTATTTTCTTCATCTTCGTCTTCGTCTTCCCAAACATCACAATGGTCTAAACAATCTGAACATAAATCGTAATCATCATAGACTACCGCTCCACAACATTCACTTCTTAACATTACTTAATTCCTTTTTTTCTATTAAACAAAAAATCTAAAATATCATTAGCAGTTTCGTTCTCTTCAACTATCTCATTGAGATTATCAAATAGATTTAACTGATTCTTGTGATTACCATAATCAGTTCTTTCAACTAAATCACCAAAAGCGTTTTCAACTAAGTTCTTCATATTTTCTCTCTTTATCATATATGAATATAACACTAAATACCACCGGAGGTCAACCGGTTTCTTAAATTATTTTTAAATTGTTCACTAACGTGGGTAATGTGTCTACAAGATTTTCTGAAAGCATAACCTTTACATCCACAACTATAATGTTTATGAAATGGATGCCACTCTACCCAATAATGATTTCCTTTAGAACCATCAACACGCCACTTGTTATCTTCTATAATTTCACCATCAAACTTCTCAATGAGTAAATCTATTAAAGCTTGATTACGCATCTGAGTACATATTATGTGGTGAAGAAAATCTTAACTCTTCTCTCCATTCGTCAATGTCGCTATCACCATAACCAATCTCACCCATAGCTTTACCTACTTTTATACAATCTTCAGTACACAAGTCAGGACCTTTATCAAGCGCACATAACGCTTGATAGTAAAGTATCCAAATATACTTACCATTATTAAAGTAAATGTCTTCACCTTTGATTTCAGTAATTCTAAGCATTGTAGACATAAGGTTTATCATATCTTCCAAGATTAACAGAGATATACCAACCAACATCAAAGTAATCTGTCATAATATCTGAATTATCGTGATTTCCATTATTCATCGCAGGAATAACTTCTGATAAGAAAGCAAGTGCTTCAGGATTATCTGCGAAGTGGTCTTGATACCAATACTCATTGATATTATCAGTACCAAAATCAATCGACCCTGATTGAAGAGTCAATCTCAATGATGAATAGTTATCAACTGAAAGTGAACCTTTCATATTGTGTTTTTTTAATACTTCTTTAATCTTGGGAGCAAGATTCTTTTTTTTCTCTTGATTCATATAAGCCATTTAGAAACTCCTTATTTTTTCTCTTTAACTAACATATAAATATACGAAATAAACCAATACAGGACAACCGTTATTTTAATTTTTTTTGGGATTCTATTCGAGACTCTTAGTAGAAAGAGTCTCGAAAATGTCTTTCAGCACCCTTTGTGCCTATCAATATGATAATCACTTATCAAAACATTTTTAAGAGGACAATTGGTCTCCCTCCTCTCAAGCCGGAGGACGCCGGCCATGTTGACAGAGGTTCAAGTAGTCTCAATGAGGTCTTGACTCACTCTATTCAAATCCAAATTTTCAAGAAACAGAAGACAGGAGAACAACCTCTTCAAGGTTGATTTTTAATGCCTTCTCAGCAAATTAGAACAAACTCCTGTCTCAATAACAACTAAATATAACACGGAAAACCAATATAGGTCAACCTTTTTTTAAGTATTTTTCATTTTTATTTTTAATTGAGATAAAAGATTATTTATCTTTTTAAGGGAAGGGTGTTTCGGGTCAATCTTGATAAGGTTTTCTTTTTTGATTGTTAATTTACCATATGCTTTTTGTAAGTCTATCATTGCGATACCACGCATACTTCGTCTATAATATAAAAGAGCTAATGCTTCATCTTCTGCTTCAGCTCCACGAACTCCCGCAACTGCTGTGATTTGTTCTACTTCTCCATATACTTCTGTTACATCTTCTATTTCTTGCCATACCGTATTTTCCCACATAACATCTAAATCTAAATCTACAGATTCTAATTCTACCATATCAATACTATCTTGAATTGCTTTTTGTCTTTGTCTTTCTTTTGACCTAAGAGCAAACTCAGCATTTAATCGTGTTGTACGGATTGAATCACATTCAGATATCCATCCACCATAACCTTTCCAAGCAGGTGAACCTTTATAATCTCTGTATTCTGTATCATCACAATCTATTCCATATGCAACATCTCTTTTAAATTCAGATGTTCTTTTTATGTTTTGAGAAAATGTAACACTTATTAATAATACGATTGATAAGTATTTTATTGTCATAGTACATCAACTTTTATTGACAAATTTGATTTACTTGGTCGTCTATCGTGGTCTGTTCCTACTATTACAAGATATTCACCGGGTGATATTTTATCTGTCCATTCTGTACGATATAGTTTCCATACATAAGTTTCTATTCTATCTTCACCTTTTCTTGGACTCAAAGATATCGGTTGCATATGTACTCTAACTCCTTCAGAGTTTATCATAATCAAACGAGTATTTGGTTTGGTGACCATATATCTAATCTTCATACAATCCCCACCTTGTAAGTCTGTGGTCTGCCACGCTTGTAGTGGGAACTCATAAAAGTCATCAATAGTAGGTTCTTTTTGTATTTTAGTAGGTTCGCTATCTCTAAAAAATACGAACCCTAAAGTAACCATTATTAACCCGCCTATCGTAAGTTCTAAAATATCGTCTGTGAGTTTAAATCTCATAATACCTCTTTATAATAAATAGGGGAAATCGTTGTTAATTCCCCCATAAATTATTCGTTTGTATAAAGTGTAGGATTTTCGTCTAACTCAAAAGTTAATGAATCATACTTGTAGTAGTAGATTTCATCATTTCTTCTATGATGAAAGATTGCCGGTTCACCAGCTGCATCTACACTAAACTGCCATTCATTATCTTCATCGGGTACACCTTCAAACAATGTAACTGATATGTTACGACTTCTACCAATAGTAGTTAGTGGATTATATGGCCACGCTTCAAGTCCGGTCTCAGTTATTCTTTCAGAAGCTTCTTGTTCACATCCTGCCCATACCATATCTACGAATGTTTTTTCTGCTGTTTCTTCTGCGTTATCAACCGTTTGTTGATATCTTGGAATTGCCACAGCCGCTAAGATTCCTAATATGATTGTGACCATCACAAGTTCAATCAAAGTAAAACCTTTATTTGTGCTTTTTAATATGTTCTTCATTGTGTTTGCCTTTCGTTACAATTTACGTAAACTTAATTGTTTACGGTACTAAAGTTTTAAATAACATTCCCGGATTCTCTGTATCGATTACGACAAGAGCAGGTGCTTGAGCATCTGTTCCGCTACCACTTCCTGGTATTACTAAGTAAGCATACGAGCCATCCTGAAACGGTGATTTGATTCCTTTGTTACCAAAGTCTTTTTTGAAGTCAAGTGCTCCGCCTGAATTAAAACCAACAGATGTTTCTAAGTTCATCCATTCATCTTGTAAAGCGTCATCATCATCAGAAGCCGTTGAGAATACATAAACAAACTCACCTAATTCAGATTCATATGATTGTTTTTGTTCAAGTATAGTTTCAATATATGCTTCAAGAGTTTCATCAGTATATGCTCCATCTGATAAGTCAATTCCACCTACAGGTTGGTCATACTTTGATTGTCCAGGAAATCTTCCTTTACCTTCTTCAGATACTTGTTGGTTGTAGTAGTTGTTAGCTACGGTTAAAATCTTATCAATGTTAGCGATAGATTTTTTCTCTTTAGCAGCAGCACCGACATTACCAAACTTTGGTGCGGCAGTTGTAGCTAATGTAGCCATCATAGCAGTAGTAACAGCAAATTCAGCTAATGAATTACCTGTGTTACTCTTCATTTTCTTATTTAGTTTTTTGAAAAATCTTTTTATTGTTTCGAACATTACGTTCTCCTTAATGTTTAATGTAGACTTTATTCGTTTAATTGTGTCTTATACTATATATAATACAAAAACCGTACTAAACGGCCTCATTTTAAAAAAATAAATAAAAAAAAATTTAAGTTGTTTTATATGTTAGTTTACAGAGGTGTATAAAGTAAACGTTTAAGGGTAACAAAATATTACACCTGTAACAAGTGTAACAATATGTTATGAATAGTCTATTTGTGTGATTTTACAAGTTTATCAGAGACTTGTGCTGATAAAACAGATTGTATAGTGAAGTATAATGATGGATTACGTTTTAATAATTCTTTAAATTCTCTTTGTTTCCAAACTAAACATTGTGATTCGTGTTTAACCTTACAAGTAGCAGTAGCTACTTTCTCTGTAAGAAACGACATTTCACCAACAAACTCTCCATCTTTTAATTGAGCTACATTATCATTGTCAACTAAAACATCTACGGTTCCGTTATATATAAGATATAAATCAGGTACAGGCATACCTTGAGTTATAACTCGTTGACCAGGTTTTAGAGTTTCCCAAGTTGCGGCTCTACTAATCTTTAGATATTCTACAGGAGTCATATCTTTAAATAATGTTTGATATAACTCTTCGTTTTTATCATCCATCTTTACTGCACGTTTCTCATATAAGATAACTCCTATATGATACAGATTTACAATTATAAAAATAATATTCCAATTAACGGCTAACCACATAGGTTCAGCCGGTATTGTGTAGTTATAAAATACTGAGAATAAACTTGCTATTATAGAAACGATTCTTAGCCAAAATATATCTTTGACTAAAAAAGAAAAGGCAATTAGTCCAAATGCTAAGTGCCCTGCTAACGTTGCGACATTCATTATTTACATTCTGAAACTGATGCCTTCCTATATTCAGTAACAAGTTTTTTGATTTCACCTACAGCTTTTCTTGCACGTCCTGCTGCGGCTTTATTACCTTTTTCTTCGAAAATATTATGGTTAGAATCAAAGTCTTCCCAAAGTTTTTTTATTTCATTATATAATTCAGTACTATTCATCGTAATCTCCTAAAATACATCTTCTGCTAAAACATCGTCTATAGCATTTTTGATGTCTTTGTTATCTATATCTAATTCACCATCCATATCTGCTTTCCAAGTTTCTTTTTTAGAACCATCATAGAAAAGAGCCATAGAAGGAAAATTTCTAAATCTTAATTTTTTTACTACTTTTTTTGCTTGTTCACTTTCAACATAAATTATCTCACAATCTTGATATCCTTTTACACCTTTAACTATGTCTTTATCAAAAGGTTGTTCTTGCCATTCTGATGTGAATATTGCTACTACTAATCCACCATTGATACTTGATTTAAAATTCTTATCGTTTACTTGACCAACAAGTATAGTGGATAATAATAGTAATAAACTTAGTAACTTTCTCATATATAACTCCTACTTATCCTTCTTCTTAGCAACTTCTACTCGTAGATTTGAAACGAGTTTTTCAAGGTCTGCAATTTGTTCTTCATACTCATCTATTATTTCATAGACAGCATCCATATCTTCTTGTAAACCACCTACTTGTGATTTGTATTGTTCATAAGAACGAGGCCAATTATGACCATCGGGTTTTGAAGGATATTCATCTCCAAATATAGATTCTATTGATGGTGGTTCAGGTAAATTTTTTGCTTCTTCTATTTCTTGTAGTAACATATAGTAACCACCGACTCCTGCGGCTATTACACTAATCAATGCGCCTAATGTTTGTAAGGACATTGTAAATTTTGTACCCATAACTTTTTCTTCTGAAAGTTCTACAGGTTCTTCTACTTTCGGTTCCTCTACTACAGGTTGCGGTGTAGGTTGAACTACAGGTTGTTGTACGGGTTGTGGTATAGGTTCTTTGTGAATCTCTTCGTGTTTCTCTTCGTGTTTTTGTGTATCAGAAGAATGATTCATCATAGCATCGGTGATGTCTTCAAATGAGCAAACACCCATATCTACAAGAATCTCACCAAGTGTACCTTTCTTACCTTTGACTTGTTCTTGTAAGGCTTTACTTAGTTGTCTCTTTGTGATAACATCTGCATCACATAACAACTGACCTAATTTGATTCCGTTTTCACTCACTAATATACACCTTGATAAAATGTAGCTTCAGGGTCTGTACCCACTTCTAAGTTATCAAAAATAATTATACCATGTTGCATTTCGTCTCTGTAAGGATTGAAAAAGTACCCATCTGCGATACCACTAACTTTACCATCTTCATACTTTTGTATTGAGCCTTGTGCAAATTCAGCATAATCAGATAAACCTACAATCTCTAATGTGATTCTACCACTTGTAGTTTCAAGTAGTAATGAATCCATTTGTGTACCACCTAAGTATAGTTTTGTATCTATTAGTTGACCATTATCTTGTCCATTGTTATCATACATAATCAAAGCATAATGTTCTTTTTCAGGCGTAACTCTACCATCTTCTCTTTGAAAGTGTAGTACAAATATCTTTTTTATAGAACCATCTTCTTGTACTGATGATGCTCCGTATGTGGTTATACTTTCGTAATACTCACGAACATTAAACTCTGAGCCATTTACCCACATCTCAATACTTTCTTCTAATGGTTCTTCGTTTCTATCGTCTCCACAACTAAATGTACTCACACCTATTAACAATAGAATAATCCAAATTAATGGATTAATAATTTTTTCTTTTATATCAAATAATTTCTTCATATTAGTATTCCGTAAATTAATACTGCTAACCCTGTAGCAGGTAATATGTAAATCTTTTTACCACCCCACCAAGGAATATCATATCCCAAGATGTGCCATTTGTAATCTATTGGTTTGTAAATTGTTCCTTTGTTAACGTGATTAAGAGCGGCTTCATAACAAAATGTTCCTATGAACCAACTGCCAACACCTAACCAAAAGAATTTAGCAAACGATGCTTCAATAAAAAATGCTACAATTACAGCACCCCATATTCCTACATTCTCTAATATTCTCCACATATGATAATCAAATATACCATTCTTATGATTGTTAGGATGTATAAGTTTGTTAGTCTCTTTTCTTTTTTTAGTAGACCAAGTCCAACCTTCAGTTACACCTTCACTAAACCAATATAAGATTATCAGTAAACAAAATAAAATTTGTAATATCATTTTCTTCTCCTATAGAACCATCCACCATGCAGCGGCGATTTCTACAAATAAGTCAGCGCCTGTATTATACGCCCATCTTTTCTTTGTGCCATAAGTTTCTTCTGTACCTTCTACATACACTTCGAAGATTTCCCAAGCGACACCGATAATGGCAACCCACAACACAGCCCATAAATCAGAACAACCTAACCATTGTGCAATCTTTGCTATAAACAAACCTGCTGCTAAATGATAAGATGTCCAACCATCTAATGCTCCTGATGAGACTTGCCATTGATAAAACTTTGCTATCGGATTATTCATTGTTTCCTTTCTTACTTGCTTCCAAACATTTTAGAAAAGAAGCCTTTCTTCTTTCCCTTCTTGCCTTTCTGCATTTTCTTACCCTTCTTCTTTTTCTTCTTTTTGACTTCTTCCATATTATCCATCTTCATATCTGAAGCATTTAGATTTGGAACAGCTCCAAAGAATATAAAAAGAGAAAGTATTCCTGTTAGTATTGTTTTCATTATTCGCTCCTTGCGTTGTCTATTAATAAAAATCTTGTTTGTTATTTATTTTTTTTCTTCTTCCACTTGGATTTCCAAGAACCCCACTTTGAG